GAATATTCGTTCTGTAGCTCTCGCATATTGTGATAAACATAATCAAGTTTAAACTTTTTATAATTTGACTTATTTACATTTTCCATATTGTCAAAATTTTCATCTACAACAATAAACATGTAACAACCCAAGTCTCTACATCTCTCCAACTCTTTAGCAAACCTTTTGTAGTGGACTGTTACTGTAGAACAGAAATCTGCGAAATTCTTCCTATCTACAAAAGTGTAATCGTAAAGATCTCCCTTGACTCCATAATCTCCAAAATCAAGTTTTTGTTTTGTGCTGTGAGAAAAAGTAAGAGGCTTTTGTTCTCTAGTATCAATTAGTATTTCTACGTTTGAAAAGTCTAAGTGAAACTGTTTCGGCAATTTTTTATATAACAATGGTTTAACACCACATTCCTGACACGCTACCGTATAACTGCCGAAATATTCTTTATATACGTCCACGGGAGGCAACCCAGCAGTAATTAGGTCAAGGTTAGTAGGGCCATGATCAAGATTTTTATTGGTTATGCGCCTACGCAGCATATCAATAATATATGGCTTAACTATTTCTTTAGGCGAGATGTCACACCATTCAAGCAGTTCGCTAGGATGATTAAAGTCTTTGGCGAAGTAGCTCTTGTAGTTTTTAAAGGGCAATAACTCGCCAGTGAGCTTATTGCGTCTTTGGTAGTGTTTGACATAGTAGTCACCTAGCAATAAACCATGCCTTTTTATGTGAGCATGTAAACTACGAAGGCTTTTAAACTCTCTACCACATTCTTTACATTTATATGACATCTTCTTGACTAATACCTAAAATCCTAGCCTTCCATTCAGACATACCCTCAAGCCTCTCGGCCTCCTCTTTTATAGTCTCTTTCTGCATCTCGGCTATCCTTATCATATTATCTCTTTCCTCTTTTTCTTGAAATAATTGGACAATTGATAAAATAGAAGCATTTTGTTTGTTTTTCGTTTTCATGCGTTCCGCACGATCACCCTGTAACTTTTTGGTAAGATTTTCTATTCTGCCTTCACATTGATGATACTCAGAACTCTTGGCTTTGATGATCTCCGCTAAACGCACAGACATCTCGTTCTGATCGTCAGCAACATCAAACATGTCGTTAAGTTTGTTTAGATGCTTACTGATAACCTCAAGGTTAATAATCTCTTTGCATACATTGAGATAAAGATTTATCTCGTCAGCTGTTAAGTCTGGCTTGTCCCATGTCAGTCTAGTAAACTCCTGTTCAAAAAGTTCGCGGTCTGACTTATCTAGATAGTTGTTAGCTATTTTAACAAACCGTGAGTTAGCTAAGTTAATACCTAGTCTCTCCACGCATATTTGATACTGCCTGTTAAGCTTACTTTCGTCTAAAGACAGACCTGTAGCATCGTTTATCTTTTTTACTATCCGTGATGGCGACTTAGGCGGCACATAGTTATTTAGAGCCGCTCCGTCTTGTGTAGGCACAAAGTCCGGGTTGGTTTCTTGTATATAAGATAACACAGCTCTTTGTTCAGAACTTAAAGGTTTGATGTCTCTAGAGAAAATTAACTCAGCTATCCTCAATGAAGAAACGCCCATCCCGGCTTGCTGCATTATGAATTGTTTTTGCTGCTCAGTAAAAGTAACTTTTTTCTTTTTAGCTCTTTGTGTGGTCTTAAAATTTATACCTTGCTCTATTAAGAAAGATCTAACTAACCTACCTTCTTTTGACCTACCATCTAATGAATCATTCTCGAAACACTGTTTCGTCAGAATATTCAAGTCGGTGGTTTTCTTAGATTCCTCTCTTAGAAAACTCTCTTGCTCAGAAGTCAGTTTCATCTATTATTATATCAAATCTTTGGATTATTTCAGCAGCTCTCTGCATAAACTGTTTCTTCAAGTTTTTAACTTGTCTGTATCCAGCCTTACGCTTCTTTTCATTTGTTTTGTAACCCATAAACTTAGCGACATCTTCTTCAGAACACTTATCGAAAAATAACATGCAGTATGCTGTATAGTGAGACTCACTCAATGAGTTCTGCATATGCTTGTTTAATTTTGCTAGCGACCTCTCATATGAAAAATCTTGTTGTGGCTTAGAGGATATCTCATGATCGTGATGTTCAGTGGACAAAGGTATCTTCAAAGAAAAAGCCTCTGATTTTTTTCCTTTGGCCCACTTTTGGCAGATAGGGCATCTAGACGAGTCGTGGTCTGCAAACTGATGATCGGGGCATGGATTTACATAGTTGCCATAGTGATTCCTTATTAGGTTTTTTATCTGATTAGATATTATAGTTCCTAACCACGGTTCAAGTGGGCGCTTCTGGTCCCACATGTGCCACTTTTTGTATATGTGTAATTTAATTACTTGTTTTACATCTTCAAAGTCAAACCAATTTATAGAGTCTAATCGCCACCTTGATTGTTGTCTACTTATGGCGGCATCTATTATCTCAATACAGTCTTCAAAAGTTTTACCGCCTTTTCTTTTCATCAATGAAGTCATTTACATCTTTAACATTTTTCCGTGATTTTTTTGGCTTAGTATTTTCTCCCAACAAAGATCCAAAAGTAAACGTGTTAGATTCACCGTCAGTCTGTATATCAACTTTTAACTGAGTTAAGTTGGGTAACTCATCAATAGATGTTTCGTCATCTTTTAAATTTTCTGTCTCAATTTTTTTAGGAGCTTTTCTTATGGATGAACCCGCTTTAGAAACAGCGCCTAGTGATTCTCCGCACTTTGAGCAAAAATTTGGCTTAGAATGATTGAACTCTATCTTGTGTCCACATTGTGTGCAAAAGACATGACTCATATATAAAATATATGATAATTAGGGTTTTTTTCTAATTAATTTATTTTGTGTCTAGTCTCTTTATAATAAACTTAAGTATCTCACTACGGACAATATCTCTAGTTGTGAAAGAGAAAGTGTGGATGCCCATTTCTTTTGATTCATCATCATCGAAGATGTCGAAAAACTCTTTGAAGCCTGTTTTACCGTTGATATCGCTTTGCATGAAATCACCACCGATAATTATCTTAGTATTCTCTCCAATCCTTGTTGTGAGTGTGGTCAGTTCTTTTTTTGTAAAGTTTTGAGCTTCATCAGCAAATATTAATTTGTTTCTCCAGCTAGCACCCCTCAAGAAGTTTACAGGCAATGCTGATATCTTTTCTTTGTTCTTAAGATAGATCATATCTCCCTCACAGAGTATCTCCTCCATCTTGTCGTATAACGGCATCAAGAATGGATCGAACTTTTCCGAGATGTCTCCGGGCAAGCTACCCAAACCTTTGTCCGCACTCTCAACAATACTCCGTATGTAAATTAAGTCTTTGTCGAAGTCTTGCTGCATCAATTGTAGCAAAGCATATACACCCATGTATGTCTTTGAGCTACCTGCGGGTCCAGATACAAAAATAATTTTAGTCTTCTCGTCTAGAGCTGTTTTTAAAAAACGCTGTTGTTTGGCAGTAAATTTAAATTCGCGCTTCTTAAATTTCATAGAACGGTCAAATGGAGTGGGAATATCCAAAGACCCCTTGATTTCAGTTTTTTTGCGAGCCATAATATTTACCTATATTACACAATAACATCTTTTATAGTAACACTTGTAAGCAAACTTTCTCCCCCTTGCATACCATAATTTTGAGATGTGACCGTAGATCCTGAGTTTGCGAGTATGCTCAAAACGCCAGCTCCACCTAATCCACCAGCAAATGGATTTATAACTTGGTTATCATGAGATTTTAGACTAAATTTAAGCTCACTAGTTAATTTCGTGCCGCTGTGGTTGATAAGTTGTGTCAAACCTGTTGATTCTATCTTCATCTCACTCTCCACCGCATCAACAAAATACTTAGTCGCCACTATGTCTCCTAGCCTGTAGATTGGTTTTCTTGAGTAATTTTTGTTAAATGATACAGACGATGTAATATTCTCATCCACAACCTGAGATGTATTACTAACCTCAACCGTATGACCATATACTATTTTGTCGCTTTTTAATAAATTCTCAAGATTTGAATCAGGTGGGCTATTATCTACACTTATCTTTTCCAACCTCGGTGGATCGTAAGATGTAAACTTAGCAGAGAATTGAACAGGTGCGAAAGGCTGTATATTCGCACTGTAACTATCTAAGAAGCACTTTTTAAATAAATTATCCCCCACTTTAATAGGAAAAAAATTAGTCCCAGTAGCACTAGCTTTTTGATGATCTAGTAAAAATCCATAACTAGTCTCTGCTGAAGCAGGTAAATTAGTATGAACTAAAAAATTAACAGATATCCCAACTTCTAAAGGACCGTCAAATGTTACTTGCTCATCTGACTTCAAAAATAGTCGTATGGCTGGCCTCTTTTCTTGGCCTAAAAATCTCTTAGGTGCCATTTTTGTAGGATAATCAATAGATACATCTGTCGCTACTAATGCACTATTACTCTCAGTTATTGTAGATGCGTTCTTTTGCCCGACAAAAACAGGTAAATTACTGTATGTCATATTTTAGTATACACATACATAGCCCCGATTATTTTTTTTATTTACCTTCCTGTGGTTACTTTTTATGGCCGCGATCAATTGAAATGGGTAGGGGGTTTGCTTATGAAAGATTGAAAAATGACTCCCCCCCCGCGACCGCAAGATATTGTAGTTAATTACTTTTGACTATTGGGGTGGGGTATGCCTAAAAAAAAATTACTTTTTG